ATACTGATTGGATTAGAAGTATACGCTGTTTGAAGCAGGCGTAAACGATACCCCAAGACCAGTAACGAGAATAGTGTGATAGTAGAGGTTAGCGCCAAAGATGTTGTCCACAACTCCGTAACGTGTAAGCAAGCCAACACGTGGAGCGAAGTCATTAGGACCAATGGTACGCTGTACCATAACCGGGATGTAAGGACAGTAGATGATACCAGTGTCATAGAATTCAGGTCCCTTGTAGCCCAATAGAGCATACTCAGGTCTGTCAGCAGAAGCTGCGTCAATATTAGCACCTTCTGTTCTTGTGTCACGATAAACATTAAATCTTCCACCAAGATTACCGATCTTAGCTACACCAACTGGCTGTGTGTTAACATTGCCTTGAACAGGTACCCACTGGAATTCAGGGAGCATTTCAAGGATAGCACAAACGCGAGGTGTTGCAACAATAAAGTTTGCAGCTCCACGTCTGTTTCTCACAGCGATGCGGTTCGCTTCGATAATTAATCTTTGGTAGAAATCACGGTTACGTTCTACTAACCAGCGACCGTCTGCAGAAGCAGGGCTCCATACAGAATAACCAGCGCCTTGACCAGCGTTTAATGAAACTTGAATCATTCTTACAAGCATTTCACGGTCGATTTCGGCCTGAATTTCATACGACATAGCGTTTGTTAATTCAGTATCGATATCGATACCATTCATGTTTTTAAGATCTTGTTCAAGTTCTACTGACCAGCGAGCACCAAGTCTACGTGTACCAGCTTCAACTGCTGTTTTCTCGAAGGATACTTCAAATGATGGAATATTTCCAGTAATTTCGAAGTTCTTAAGAATAGCAGCGACACCTTGGTCTCTGTCAGACTTGATTAGCTTATCAGTGTTGTAAGCATTGTCAAGAGTACCAGAGAGGTATGCAGCAGATGTACCTGTGTAGGCAGTGTTTAGGTATTGGTAACCAGCTTCTTCTCCATCAGCTTGTGCAAGCACAGCAGCTTGTTGTTCAGGAATGTTGCCAGTATTACCAGTTAAACCACCAGTTAGTGATACACCGTTAGGACGTGAGCCATCTGTACCAGTACCTAGTGTTTCACCAGAGTAACGGTATCTAAGAGCAAACGCTAATCCAACAGGTCCAGCCATAGGCTGTACACCGACGATCTCGTTAGTAATCAACTCGGGGAATGTACGTCTAATCATCGGAATCAAGATCTTCGGTAGACGGAAGTCACCTTGTGCATACTGGTCAGTACCTGGAGTACCAGTGGCAAATCTGCCAGTAGTATTACCAGTACCAAGAGAACCTCCAGCGCCAGCAAAGTTTCCTGCGCCAGCAGTGTCAGGTCCAGCTTCGTTTAAACACCATGACTCTTGGTTTTCCAAAAGCATTGCAGTGTTTAATCTAGTGTGACTGTCTTCGATAGGTGCGACTGATTTAGAGGTGTAGTCCAATACTGGAGCCCACTTTTCTAAAAGTGATGCCGCTCTTGACTCATCAATATATGCCTGTGTAGGTCTGATTGATTGATTCATAATTTTATATTCCTTTCGTAGTTTTATTTCGACCCCAAAGCAATATACATAATATTGCTAGGAAACTCAGGATGACCTAAACGTAATTTGTGAATAAATTAGTATTTTTTAAGCTCTGACATATAAGGATTGCTAGCAGCTGGTGCTTCAACGCTCTCCTCAACAATATGATCTACCTTAGTAGTCTCGGTCAGTGCTTCAGTCTTTAAGCCCTCGAGTCTGCTCTCTTCTTTCTTCTGGAATAACTTCAGAGTATAATCAAAATTTTCGTTAATATATTCTAGATCTTTTCCTTCTAGCATTTTCTTAACATACTTTGATGTTCTTCCATCGAGTTTAGCTGTTTTTTGTTCAATTAGAAGATTTGCCTTGATAGTATCAAGTTCTTCTTGTATAACAGACTTCTCTTGAAGTGCAGACTCAAGCTTTGTAGTAGCTTCATTTATTTGGTTTTTACCGTCAGCAACAGCTTCTTTAATGCTATCTTTTTCAAGAGCACTATCAACTGCTAAATGTTTGCGAAGACTTTCAAGTACAGCAATTGCTTTCTTATTCTTAACTGCTTCTTTAATTTCTTCTGCTGGAACGGATTCTTGTAAAAAAGTATCAAGGTATTCGGAAATAGATTCGACTAGTTGTGATTTAAATGCATCAGCATCTTCTGTTAATACATTTTCGTATTTTGCAACAACTGCTTTTAGCTTATTAGCTCTATCTGCGTCTACCGCTTCAACCACTTTCTTTAATTTCTTTGTATGATCAACGTCAAGGGCTTCTAAGAGCTGCTCAAGCTTACTAGTGTATAACTCGTCTTGCTCAAGTAAAGCTTTATCTATATGAATTTTAGCCTTTTCTTGTAGGCGTGATTCAAACGCTGTTTCAATTGCTTCAAGAACAGTCTCATCGATCTGCCCGTCAGTTGCCTCTTTCAAAATTTTTGCTATATCATTCATAATTAAAAAATGGTTGTATTATTATTTATCATTTGCTGCTTGATTTTTCCATTAATTGCTTTTGTTAAGTTCAAATGTGCACCTTTATAATCTTTATTGATAATCTTATCAATAAATTGGGTAATGGATTTCTTTGTTTTAACAGCTTCTTTCATAATAGTATTTATAAACTTTTAATGAATTTCAACATGTTTGTTCTTAAAAAGTCATCTCTATTCTTTAATGGCATATTAGCTAGCGTTTTTTCAAAGTTATCATATTTCTCTTCAAACTGTCCGTATTTATTTACTACATATTGCTTACTCTCTAAAATACCGTTTACAAATGCTTTTGGAAAAGAAGGATCAGCTACACAGTCAATCGCCACAAGTTTAAAGTCTTTAACTCTGTTAACACCTTCTCTATTATTTTCTGGAATTAATTGACCTAATGCTCTAGAGCTCATACCGACTCTTACACCATCATTAATAAGAGATCTAACAATAAGACCTGTAGGTGTTGAGAGAACTTTACTCTTACCATAAAAAACATTACCTTCTTGAGACATCTCAGTAACAATGTGACATGCTCTCTCTAAATCAACGTCTGCAGTAGTCGGGTGGTTTAACTCGCCCATTGCTCTACCAGTCTGTACCATATCTGTATCGTAACGACCTATTTCATTTCTCATTTCATCGAGAGAATAAATTCTTTTATTACGATTTACATCTTCAGCCATCATATACGGGCCTTTGATATAAAGATTTTTCTTATCTTTAGTATTACCTTCTTCTACGATATATTCAAACGCTTCTTTAGGAGCCGGAGTTTCAACTATTAAATTTAATCCCATATAACAATTATTTATTGTAAATGTAGCTTTTTTCTACCCTTTAACTACAACCCAAGTTCTTTCTCCGTTAAAATTAAAAACTCATAATCTTTTTTATCAGCCCATTTCCTAGCAGCTTCCCATTTAGCCTGGTTAATAATCCATGTTTTTTGTTCATATATTATGGTCTTTTTTTTCTTTCTATTATTTACAATCGGCTTCCCCACAGACTTACTGGGTTTTATTTCTATAAGGTATTTTTTAGGCTTACCTTCTGCATTTAAGAAAACTATAAAATTATCAACAAAATATCTATGTACCTTTCTATCTAAAGGACTAATATATGGTATAATAATATTTTCACTTCCCCATCTAACTACTCTTTTATTCGTATCTGCCCACTTAAAAAACTTCAATTCCCAACTCGATCTATATATAGGATCCTGGTTACCAGAAAACTTTTCTCTATTAAGCGGCTTATAGATGCCTTGCCTATATCTCGAATCTTTCTTGAATAACATATAAATATAGTTATGACATTTGAAGAGAAAATCATTAGTAATAGCGAAATAAGACAAAGTAAATTATTACGTGCAGCGAATATTGCGTCGGAAAAACCTGATACTGGGGTAAAGATTCTTAAAAAAGGTGCATATTATCTTATTAAAGACGCAGCCGATATAACAAAGCAATACTTAGCTCATCTATGTTATGGTTCATATAAAGACCCTCTAGGAGATTTAAAAGGTAAATTTACACAAGCTGAAATTATAGATTTTGTAGGGAGATCAAAAGAAGAACAAAATACTAAACAGCTGTTAAACGTTATATTAACTGATATCGGTACAACGCAAGTTACAAGTATTACGGACCCAGTTATAGATGAGGACGAAGATGAAGAGGTAGATCTTACAATAGATGATGATATGGATGATATATACGGTGATTACGAAGCTGAAACTACTGTAACTACTTCATCTAAGAGTACATCTACATCAGAAACAGTCGACGTAACAGACGTCAGCGGTGTAATTAATAAACTAATAGAAGTTTTTAACGCTAAGTAATTTAAGATGCAGCTGTTATAATACCATTTACAACAGTAATAGAAGTACAACCTGCAATATCACCGGTTATTCCATTACCTGCTGATAAAGATACCGCAGATAAACCTCCATTGACAGTTAGGTTACCAGTTGCTGATAAATCACCTTCAAATCTAGTTGAGGTAGTTTCAAAAACACCCTGACCAATAGTTCCAATAGTAAAATCAGCACTACTACCTTTAATTACATCTGCTTCAAAGGTTCTAGCGGTGATTTTAGTACTGACCGGTCCGCCTGATAAAGTCATAGCTAGTCGATCATTAACATTAATATTGAAGATACTACTAACTGATGATACAGCAGTTGATGACGTATCTCTTATGTTTAAATCTACTGAGCTTAGTCCAGGTCGCGTTACTGACATACGATCTAGCAGAGAGATTTTTGCTGCGCTTAAATTTATTTCTTTCTTATAACCAGTTGACCCAGAATCAATAGTTAAGAGTTCAGAGTTACCTAAATCATTTAAACCTGTAAAATTATGCTTATCAGCGTCAAAGTAGATATTTTTAGATTTGTCTAATCGCGTCGCTGTTGAACGTAAATTACCAAATATTGAGATGCTTGACCCTACACCTGTTATTGGCGCGAGAAAACTACTAGAGCCGCGGAGAGTTAAAACATCACCAGAATTATCACCAGCTGCAGTAGATGCAGTCTCATCGTATGATTTTTCTATACCATTACCGTCAATAATTAACTGATTAGCATTTCCTGCAGAATTAGTTCGATTAACTGATATAGGTAATGTAAAGGTATTTTCGTCAGATAAAGTAGCGCTGCTTTCAATTAAATCTACAAAATTACTTTCCGAAGGTATATCACCTGTTTGAAAATATGCTGTTAAACTTGCGCGGTCTGTAATACTCATAACATTATTTATACTTTAAAAATTATTTTACCCTACAAAGAACATTGGAGGTTCGCTATCACCTAGACCTGGGGCGCCTTCATATAATGCTGCTTCAAGTTTTTCTTTCTCTGCTAAACCTTGGGTCATAAAATCGTTAGAGTTTAGACTACCTCCGCCGAAAAGAGAAACTGATCCATACTTACCTCTAATATTAGCTACTGTAATCTTTGTTAATGCCAGAGCATATTGATATACCCAATGCTCTTTAATAACATCTCTTATAGGTCTCTCGACCTGACATGAAACAACGCCATAAAATCTAGCGTCATTACCACTTGAACGAGGCTGTGGATACATTCTTAGCATTTGTGTCCTGTCATCAAAAGTATAACTGCGTTTAGTAGCTAAGAGCTTCTCTCTCATCTCTAACCAATCCTTAAGAACATACCAGCTAACTAAATCAAATCCGTAATTACCCATCGCATAACTAAAGTAAGTTTGTTGCGCTAAAGTTTGCTCGATAGTGAATAGAGTATTAATACCTGTAGTTGAACCTTCTTCAAAGTCCTGTACTGCCATAACTTTTCTATAATCCATTACATCATAATCAAAACTATTAATAAAAGAAGTATTTGTTGCTGATAACTCACCTCTGATAGTAAAAGTCTTTACAGGCTGTTTTATAAAAAATTGCGATAGATCTGAATTAGCTTCAACTATTGCATTATATAAGGTATCGTCAACAATATCATGAGCTGATAGACCTTCATTTAAAACTGAAGATAATGCTGATAAAGATGAACTTACAAAATTGCCTGATAGAATAGCTGATGTAGAAACATAGTTGGTTTTGGAATCATCTATTGTTGAAGAAAAATCTTTAGATTCAATGCTTTCACCATACTCTTCATTTAGTAGCGGGTTAGTATGAATAGAGAATAGCTGGTCTAATCTAATACCCTTATTAACTTCATATAGATCACTGTCAAAAAGTAAATACTCCTGCGTGTACCCAGCAAATTTAGTAAACATCTCGACAGCTATTTGAATATTATTGTATAGACTATCGCGATGTATCTCAATATTAATAAACGGGTACCCCAGAGTGTTTAATT